TGGCGCTAAAGGTCAGAAGGGTGAAGTAGGAAACACAGGACCGACGGGCAGCATAGGACCGATTGGACCAAACGGACAAAAAGGACAAAAGGGCGAAGTCGGGGCTACAGGACCAACTGGGCAAACAGGATCAACTGGCGGTACTGGAAGCACAGGGGCTAAGGGTCAAAAAGGCGAAGTCGGAAACACAGGCCCGCAAGGGCAAAAAGGACAGAAAGGCCAAACTGGAAATACTGGGTCTACAGGCCCAACAGGCCCGACGGGGGCCAAAGGACAAAAAGGCGAGGTTGGCAACACAGGACCGACAGGAGCCACAGGCCCAGCTGGCGCTAAGGGCCAAAAGGGCCAGACTGGGTCTACAGGACCAACAGGCGGCTCAGGCCCAACAGGGCAAAAAGGACAGAAAGGTCAAACAGGAAACACAGGCCCAACGGGCGGCGGCGGGTCTACTGGGCAAAAAGGGCAAAAGGGACAAAAAGGACAAACTGGCGCGACAGGCCCGACAGGCCCAACAGGTGGGGGCGGCTCAACAGGAGCTAAGGGCCAGAAGGGGCAAAAAGGACAGACTGGATCAGGCGGCAGCACAGGACCAACTGGTCCGACAGGCCCAACTGGACCTACTGGCCCAGCGGGTCCAAATAACATAAATGATATATATCTTGCTAATGCCATATACCATACGGGTGACACTGACACCTACATGCAGTTTCACGCTGCAAACCAGTGGCGGGTAGTAGCTGGTAATAATGAGAGCCTAGAGGTTCGCAGCGGTGTTGTTAATGTCGATATGCTTGAAATACAAGGAACTGACGTAATAAGCTCAAGTCGGCAATTACAGAACATTGCTTCTTTAGACAGCACAACGCAAGCAACTATTGGGAGTGCTTTAGGGTTTTTAACGGTTGATGTGTTGGTTGTAGCTGGCGGCGGTGCAGGAGGAATTAACCGATCTGGCGGTGGCGGCGCTGGTGGCGCTCTTGAATTAAACGGTGCGTTAGCATCAGGATCATCCGCTATAGTTATTGGTGGTGGTGGAGCATCCTCTGGTGCTGTATCAAGCGGAACTAATAGCTCTGCGGGCGCTCTAGGCACTGCAACTGGTGGAGGTAGAGGCGCTACTCTTGGAACCCCTGCGGGTCAGGCTTTATCTGGTGGATCAGGCGGCGGCGGTGCTGCGCATGGCTCATATAGTAGTGGTGCATCTGGTACATCTGGGCAAGGTAACTCAGGAGGAAATGGCTCTACAGCTGCTGGCGGTGGTGGCGGCAAAAGTAGCTCTGGCAGCAATGGGTCGGGCAATAATGGCGGTGCTGGTGGCTCAGGTTTTGTCTGGAATGGCTTTATAACCGTAGCTGGCGGCGGCGGTGGCGGCCAAAATGGTAACAGTGGCGGTGGTGGTGCTGGTGGCTCTGGTGGTGGTGGCACAGGGGCTAGAGGCTATGTTGTTGCTGCAACTGGGGGATCTGCAAACACTGGCGGCGGCGGCGGTGGTGGGTCTGGTCAAATCGGTGTTGCAACTGGTTTTGGTGCTGGTGGTGGTTCTGGGGTTGTTGTTATCAGATATGCTGGCGGTACTGCTGCAACAGGCGGCACTATAACTTCATCTGGTGGCTACACATATCATAAGTTTACGTCCTCTGGCACTTTCACGGTAAGTTAGTAGGAAAATAAAATGGGTCATTATGCAAAAGTATTAGATGGAACAGTAACAAATGTTATCGTAGCTAAAGCAGATTTTTTTGACACCTTTGTCGATACATCTGCGGGTGATTGGGTAAAGTGTTCATATAATACTAGGGGCGGCGTTCATTACGAACCTAACAGCAACAACCCATCCTCTGACCAGACAAAGGCTTTGCGAAAAAACTTTGCTGGTGTTGGCTGGAAATATGATGGAGTAGGATTTTACGAGCCACAGCCATACCATAGCTGGACACTTAATTCAGACACATATCTTTGGGAGCCGCCCATTCCAGTTCCAGTCGTGGAAGATACCCTTTTTGATTGGGATGAGAATGCTTATCAGGCCGACAATTCTACTGGATGGGTAGCTTATTAAAAAGGAAATATAATGACCCGTCAAAATTGGCAGATGTGGTCGGGCGGTTTGTCAGATCAAGATATATCTCTAATATTTTCAGAGGCCGCAAAGCTTGATACGCAAGCGGCAACAACTTTTGATAATTCAGACGCAAGTGTTCGATCAAGCGATGTCGCGTGGCTTAGTGGGAATGAGGCCGTTCAGAATATTCTTTGGAAATATGTAAAGGCTGCAAACGATAACGCTTTTTATTGCCAAGTAGAAAATATATGCGACATTCAGTTTACAGAATATCATGCCAATAAGGGCGGTCATTACGATTGGCACATAGATGTGCACTGGAATGGTGACGATTTGAGGGATAGGAAGTTGAGCGTTACAGTGCAGCTTTCAGACCCAAGTGAATATGAGGGTGGGGGCTTTGAGTTTGCGGAATGTCAAACGCCAGACGCTTCTTCCCGCCTCAAGGGAACTGTTCTAGTTTTCCCTAGCTATTTGCAGCACAGGGTGTTGCCAATAACAAGCGGCACAAGAAAAAGTCTTGTTGCTTGGTTTGAAGGCCCAAGGTGGCAATAGTCTATCAAATCTCTCTGCATGGCGATGCTTTCGACGCAAGGGGGAAGGATTGGGCGCAAATAATAGCAGAGAGCGATTGTAAGCCCGATAGAGCATGGGTTGATCCACTTCTAGGGCGAGGGTTGCTTAAAACTGAATTTGGCTGCTCAGTGAGCCATTTTCGTGTGTGGCAAAAGATTGCCGCTTCTGGTGTTGCGGGGATCGTGCTTGAGGAAGATGTGGTTTTTTCTTCTTTTGATGTCGCGGAGATTGAAGGGTTTTTAAAGTCTCATGATAGCGTTTGGCTAGGCCATAGGGAAAACAGCCTTGGATATTGGTATAACGCTCACGCTTATGCCATAACTCCAAAGACCGCCGCCATGTTATGCGAGGGGTTCGCTGAAAATATTATTCCCGCCGATGAGTGGTTGCCCTTGAAGCTTAAAAATTCTTTTAACTATTTTTATAAGCCAGAACTTGTTAAGCAAATACCACGGTCAGTGAGGCCAAGTGAAATTGAAGGTGGATCAATGCAAACTCATATTATTACTGTTGGAACGGATGAAAATAAAATGTGGGGTCTTGAGCAATCAGCCAAGCGCCACGGCATAACGTATTTAAATCTAGGACAGGGCGTCGAATGGGGCGGCGGCACGATGGAAGGGCAGGGCGGGGGTCATAAGATAAACCTTGTTCGCAGCCATATTCAAACCTTACCTGATGCAGATACGGTTCTTTTCGTTGATGGGTACGATGTTTTATTTACAGATAACATTCATTCGATCAAAGAGCGTTTTGATGGGTTTGATTGCGATATTTTATTTGCAGCGGAAAAATCTTGCTGGCCTGAGCCGACAATAGCCCCTCAGTTTCCTATGACGCCTACGCCATATAAATATCTCAACAGCGGTGTTTATATGGGAAAGGTAGCACGGCTCAATCACTTCTTTAGCGAGACCATAGCAAATGACCAAGACGATCAGCTATGGATGCAGAAGCGGTTTCTTGGGGCTAATGGCTTAAACGTAAAACTTGACCATGAGGGCTATATCTTTCAGTGCGATGATGAGGTTAGATATGACGGTCAGCAAATATCTAACGGCATGTGTTGCCCCTGCATATATCACGGAAATGGCGGCGATGATGCAAAGGCTAGGTTCAATTCGTTAGCTGATAAGTTTGGATATATTCAAAACGCTATTGAAAGCCCGCCAGTAAATTCTTTGAGTTATGATGAGGTCGCAAAAGATATTCTTGTCGTTCCTTTTTTGTCAGAGGCGCAATGTAGAGAAATCATTGCAAAATCTGAGGCACTAGGTGGATGGGGCCAAATGGCGGGAGATAAGTTCCCCGCGCAAGAGATTAGGGCCGACAAGCTTGGGATATGGGGAGAGCTTGAGGCGGCGTGGAAAGATCGCTTTGGAAAGATCGCGGAAAGCAAATGGACACCAATGGAACACATAGGTTTGCGCGATGCTTTTACGATGCGTTATGCGATGGATACGCAGACCAGCCTTGGATTTCATACTGATGCGTCTTTGGTTACTGGAAGTGTAAAGCTTAATGAAGATTATGAGGGTGCGGAATTAGTATTCCCACATCAGAATTTTTCAAATATCAATGTTCCCTTGGGGCATTGCATCTTGTTTCCAAGCGCAGTTACGCACGGGCATAAGGTCAATCCGTTAAAGTCTGGTGTTAAATATTCTTTGACGATGTGGACAAGTCGGTATCAGGGTGACGTAAACATCTAAATTTGATATGGTGCGGGAAATAGAGGTTTGCCATGAACGCTTTAAATCCATTTAGTACACATCCATTTTCCGCAGATACGCATTTGTATGTTTTGAGCGGTCAAGCAATTACAACCGCCGCGCCTAGCGTTGCGACAACGGCTATTTCTCAAAATCATGCTCTAGGTGCTAATGATGTTACAACGGGTGCGCCTGTTCTTGGTTCGGCATTAATCGCTGGAAATCAAATTCTTCAACCGCAAGGCATAACTGCGGGCGCTCCTGACGTTCCAACGGCGAACATGGCAGAGGATGAAACCTTTGACACTGCAAATCTGTTTACGGGTGCGCCGATTGTTCCTCATATTGCTCTTGTTCAAGAGCATATTCTTAGCTCAACGGGTATAACAACTGGCGCGGTTTCTATAGGCCAGCCAGCCCTTATACCTACAGTGCCTCTTTCAACTAGCGATGTTACAACGGGTGCGCCTACGGTTGGAAATACAACCATAAATCAAGATCATGTTATTGCGCCTCAAACAATAAGCACGGGGGCCGTGTCGGTTGCCTCTGCATCTATCTCGCAAGTGCATGTTTTGGCGGGTAATGATTTAGACGCGGGTGCGCCAGATGTAGGAACCGCAGGGATAACTCAAGTTCATGCATTGCTTGGAACGGGATTTGACACGGGTGCGCCTAGCGTTGCCTCTACGGAGATAGATCAAAATCATATCATAACCGCAAGCGCCATAACTACGGGGGCGGCGACTGTTGCGAACGCCGCTATAAATCAAACCCACATTCTTTCTACGGCAGATGTTTCGACGGGATCGCCCGTTGTTGATAATTGCACAATGTCAGAGGAAGAAAGCTTTGACGCGCCCAACCTTGATACTGGTGCTCCTGTTCTTGGAACCGCTACGATAGCTCAGGATCATCAGTTGCTTGGCGCGGATCTAACATCAGGAAGTCCAGACCTTGGAACTGCATTAATAAATCAGACGCATGTCCTTGTCGGGGAAGGCTTTAGTGCGGGCAATCCTACGCTTGGAACGGCGGCTATTTCTCAGAACCATGTTATAACCCCACAGGGCTTTTCGACAGATCCAGTTGACGTTGGATCTCCGCTTATCGAGCAAGTTCATATCCTTGCAACTGCAGACGTCACAACGGGCGCTCCTAGCGTTCCAGATACAGCCATTACACAAGATCATATCTTTACAACGCCAGATATAACAACGGGCGCTCCCGTCATTGATAGCGGGGTTCTTAATCAAACGCATATTCTAGGCGGGCAAGAAATAACCACAGGATCGCCTAGCGTCCCTCAGATTGATCCAAACTTTATTTACGGGTTTACTACTGTAAATATATCAACAGGCGTTCCCAGTGTTCCAAACACGGCCTTTGGGCAA